TGAAACCAGCCTGTTTCAAATCAACAACATCCAACGGCTCATCCCAATTCAATCTCTCAGGGTCAAATCTTCGACGATAGTCCATTGGGTGCTTTTTGTAATCAGCTAACGTTGCCCTTCTTCCGGCAGTTTTCGCAGCCCCTGCTATTTCTTTTTCTGGCAATGGCTCGGCGTCATCAAGTGCACGACATTTTCCACTACAATACTCAGGGTCGTATTGTCCAGAACTCTTATCATGCCTTAATATCGCACCACAATATCTACACTTCTCTCTCTTTTTTTCTTTCATTTTCTGTCCTTCCTAAAATAACATGTATGGCTATCGCTGCGCTCCGTTGCCCAGCTTTGTATGAATGAATATACGGGTCAGGGTCAAATGTACTAACTTCATACCCGCACAATTCGTCAATCTGCTTTAACACAAACTCTCCCTCCTCGCCCGCAAAAAAACTTCTAAACCTTTTTATATTTTCTTCTCTATTAGACATTAGCCAAAATCCCTTCTGTTATACTTCCTTCTTCTGGTTTAGTGCCGGCAGCTTTAGCGGCTTTGGCAAGTTCCGGTATAGCGGCAATCGCCTGCTGTTCTTGCTGTTGCTGTGCTCTTGCTTGCCTGTTGGCCTGTACTGTCTCCGTGTTATACATCCACGTTGCAGGAGTCCCGTTATTTCTTGCCGAATCCCTGAACGCCTTGTCCATGTCGAGATTGTCCAGCCACTCAAGAATATTCATATTTGCCAATGGCTCAAATGTCATTAGTGTTTTCTGAAGACCCTCTGTCTCCAATGTTCTTAACGCAAGAGCAAGCCTGCCAAGATACATAACAGAAAATTCTTTTCCGGACAACTCGACCGGCATTGCCGGCAATTTCCCTTGGTCTGCAAGAATACTAATTATTCTTTGAATCATAGGATTGAACAATTCGCTTTGAAGCCTTCCGATGATAGGAGTCAAGAATCTCATCTTTTGCTCAATTCTCGCAGCAACCTCAGTCGCGGTCATGTTCTGCCTGTCAATAAGAGGGTCAAACATATCAATGAAAAACCCTTTTTGTATTGACTGTTGAATAGTTACGATAGCAGCTTCCATGTCAGCAAGACTGCCTTTGAATTCCCAATAATCCGGCTTTTCGCCACCAGCACGATAAAAAATGACACCGCCAGGCTGTGTAGCTAATGGCCAAATAGACCCGTCGTCTGGCAAAAGAGTTGGCGGGTCGACTTGTTTCTCCCATCCCTTCACCCTTGTTTTTTGCATGGTGTTGACCATTTTGATGTCCGGGAGTTTCTTCATCATCGGACTTCTGCCATAGTCTTCTTGCGAGTCTCTGTCGAACCTGTCAACTTGATAAGGAAATTCTTTGTATCCGCTTTCGCTAATTTTTATCTTTTCGTCTAATGCAATATAAATACTTGCCCACGGCATATTAACGGGGTCGTCTTTTTTCGGGTCATATTCTTCACGCGGGAATACCGCATGTAAAAACTTAAACTTCTTGTCCCTGTTTTTGACACTTTTGTATGCTTTGGTTATTTTTGAACCAAGACGTTCTATGCCAAATTCCTGTACAGCCTGTCTTGCAGTATATTCAAATTTCCTGTGTACAGTATCAATAATGCCGTCTGAATTAGAAGCAATATAAATGTTCGCCATAAAATAATTAATAAACGTAATAGGCGTTTTCTTCCCTTTTGCTTCATAAAGACACGCCGTACCAAAACATCCAAGCGATTTCAAGAACTCAAAGAATGCTTGCCGAAAATTACTGCTCACAAGATATTTATGAAGTATCCGGGTAGTTTTTTCGAGCCACTGCTTCATGTTATCACTCTCGGCCAACATATCATCGTCTATTTCCAAGGCAAACGCACGACCTTCTGTTGGGAACATATAAGAGTAAAGACCGGCTGCCAACTGGATATTAGATTCTTCGGCAGTAGTGTCAAACAAATCAACTTCAGACTCTTGCCCCTTAGCTCTTTTTGTAGTTATCTGGTTATTTTGTGGCATACCATAATCAGCACAATCTTGCCATTGGTTTTCCCAATTGGCCCTGTCGGACTCAAACCTCTCTTGTCGCCTGATTATATCTTTAATATCCATTCTCAGCCCAACTCTGTTTTAAGTATATTAGTGTCCTGTCTTGCCTTGAGTAAATTGCCTGCAAATATCTGAGATACTCTGCCACCACCGCGACGTCTCACTTTTTTCTTGGCCTCTTCTTCTTCTCTACCAACAACAGGTGTTGGTGGTGGTGGCGGAGGTGGTGGTGGGGCTACACTTTTGGGTCGTTTTGAACTGGTCATTGATTATCTCCTTGTGCGTTTTTCCAATTCTTTAATTCGAGACTCCAGTGTCTGGAGTTTATTCACGATAAATATTATTTCGCCTGGGGCAACCCCGTTCTTCCCATCTTTACCATCCTTGCCGTCTTTACCGTCGCGGTAATCTATGCCCTTGACCGGAGTTACTCCGTTCTTGCCGTCTACCCCATTTTTTCCATCTTTGCCGTCTTTGCCGTCCTTGCCATCGACTCCATCTTTGCCGTCAAAATAATCCTTGCCCTTAACTGGTGTATATCCATCTTTGCCGTCCCTGCCTGGCTTGCCGCGTTGTCCGTCCTTGCCGTCCTTCCCGCCCTTCCCGTCCTTGCCGTCGACATAGTCAATTCCCTTGACTGGACTTTTCCCATCCTTACCGTCCTTCCCATCCTTACCGTCCTTGCCGTTTTTACCGTCAACTCCGTCCTTGCCGTCCCTGCCAGGCGCACCACGTTCACCGGTATCGCCTTTTGCCAGAACAGACAAAGGGCCTCCGTCTTTGCCGGCAAGAAACAACCCACCTTTTTTGACAATTATCCTGCTAACAATCTTGGCAGCCAACTTTTCTGTCAATTCCACTTCTTTTGGCATGTGTTTTGTTTTTTGCACTTTATATACTCCTAACCATTTTTTAACCACTTAATTCCCTGTTCACTTGTCCAGCTTATCTCGGACGAACCGTCCCAATACATTTCACCTTGCCCTACCAACTTGTCGTCTGCATCAGGACTTGCCCCAGCTCGAAGACGAACTTGGACAAAATATGTTCCATTCGGTACTGACGGAAAATTGCCAAAATGTGCGTCGCCGGCGGCTGTCATCGCAATATCACACTCGTCAACACGAGCATCATTCCATGTCCCGACTGCCTCGAACGCGGAATCGCCAACATCCCAGATATAATTATCACTCAAACGATACACCAAAAAGTATAAATTTGAAGCGTTATCGTAACTATGCGCAAAATTACTCATGTCTTTTTCACCCGCCTCAAATCTTGTACCTCCAACGCTGCTGTTCGTAAATACTCTTTACTTGCTGTGCAGATTTAATGGTATTAAATATCATTACATTATCAATATTACCTGCAAAGAAAGCTTCCGTAGCGACATTATTGTATGCACCTATAAACAAATTTTTCGATGACGTGAATTCACTAAACGTAACATTCAGTGTACTTCCGTCGTCAGCTCCAATTAAAGTTTGTGCTGCCCCATCCATGTATATTTTTTTACCACCAACACCATTTGTGGTAGAATCTGCTACAACCATAAGATGATGCCAGTCTTGTGCCCCGTCAGAGAAAAGAACCCCAGTCGTTGCATCATTCCCACCATTTCCTTCTGATTTATACCCAAATGATATTTTGCCCGTCGAAGTAAGACCTAACAAAATTTTACTTTCTAATCCAGTAGCATCTCTATACCCAAAAAAATATTGAGAAGAAGCAGGTTGACCGTCATCAGCCTTAAACCATAAACTAATCGAAAAACTACCCCTGAAGGTAGACTGCAAAGTTGCACCGACATCTATATAGTCGTCAGTGCCATTAAGAGAATACCCAGGATATGCAGGAGCAATATTAGTCCCAACTGCCGTGCCGTTATTACCAGTAAGACTGTAATCAAAAACAGAACCATCGTACAATTTGTAGTGCACAACCAAACCGACCGTAGATACGGTTGGCACCAGAAGACCCATCAATCGTCCTTTTCTTCTTTTTGAACTATGCCGCTTTCTCATTTTTTAGAAAATACCCCGTAAAGTAACTACAATAGTCCATGAGCCGCTTGTTGGGTCGTCGTTCGGGTTTACTCCAATGTCGATAACCCCGCTAACAGGCTCTGTTACGTTCCACGTACTTGTTGCTCCTTCAGCAGGGCCTGATGCCGTGAATATCTCGTTATCACCATTGTCGTCTATCGCAAGCGTAAAGGTTCCAGTTATACCTTCAGCCGTGCCTGATTTAGCAATAATCTTCTGTAAAATACCATTTACCGGCAATGCGTATTTAACCTCCGCACTACCATCGCCAGCTTCGATAGTGTAAGTCAAAACCACTTCCCAAACGGACTGCCCTTCTTTCCGCTCCACAGCGGCCATCGTATTACTTGTTTCTGTTACAGTAAATGTCATAATTTATTCCTTAAACTTTTTTATACTCAATACCTAACGTACTCGAATTTAATGTACTCGCTATCGCCAGAATATGACTATGACCGTGAGTATTCATTACATAACTGCCAAACGTATCATTCGCTGGACTCACCTCGTTATTACGGGTCATCCAATGCTCGTTCGCAGGTGAAATAGTATCAATGAACTTATTAGAGCCATATTCCTGCGTTCCTATCAAAGTGGTCAGTTGTGCAAAATGGCGGTAATGGTCAGGTTTTGAATCAGAAGTAGAAGCTGCATATAATTGAAGTACATCTTCGCCGTCCTCAGAACCGTCAGAATAGAATCTTAACTCCATAGCCAACCAGCCTACAGGTATCTCTATCAAAACCTTATTAGCAGCAGCAAGAGCCTTCACCGCGGCATGAGTGAGTGCATCAGCACCCAACATGGTCTGTTGGACAGTTATCGTCCCGCCAGACTGCCAAAAATATTGTT